CGCGCCTTGAATAGAACCTGCATTCTTCAATAGAGTGCTGAGTATCTCTTCAATAGTATCGTCTTTTAGTATTGAGCCTTCCCACATTAGTCAATCAACCCCAACATTAAATCATCAAGGTCAACCACGCGTTCACGGAACTCAGTAGTTCCCCAATGTGCCAACGCGAGAGCGATAGCAAAGTCATCGTGCCGCCCGATGCTGTCCAACTTGCCCTTCTTTGACATGCCGAACATAAGTAGTTCCCGTTCTAACTCGCTCATAAGTGTTCTTGAATTCTCATCACCCCACGGTAATCGCAACTGTTCTTTCTCAAACCGCATAACCAATCCCATTAGAAGCGATTCTCGTCGCTGACGAGTTGATATGAAGGTCTTAATCGGAAGGTCTGTGTCCGCGCGTAGTTCAGTAGCGAACACTCGTTGAAAGTTATTAGCCTCAAGTTCAATCACATCGGGTGCGAACTTAGCGTTGAGTTTTTGAATCTCCATAATCTGTGTTCGGAAATCCATATTCTTTCTGCGAACTACATGAACCAACTCAAGTAGTTCGGGATTGGTTGATGGGCGACGAAGGACAACCATGACGGTGTAGTCAGCAGACCTGTCGGACGAAATAGCAGGGTCCCAACCGACGAAGTATTGGTCGTCGGGGTCGCCTTCGGCGCGATTTATGATTCTCAAGTCGCTATCCTTAGCGGCTTGAAGCACTATTGATGGGAACAGACTGCTCATATCATCCATAGGTTCACACAAGTATTCACGAGCGAACGCGATAGCAGGCATGTCGTTTCTGCGCGCATCAAGCGATTCTAAATCCCAACGCTCCGGCCAAAGCGCTACACCTTTAGCGTTGATAGCAGGGTAAGTCTCAACGAGATAACCTTCGCGCGCTTCTAATTCTGTGTAAAGGTCAGTCGGTGTGAACGGTGTTCCGACAATCATCAGTTTTGATGTGTGGTGGAGTGTAGGGACAAGAACTTCGTAAAACCAACTTGCGACTCTTTGTAATTCTGTATCGGTTGTCCCCCACAGAATATCGTCACATAGTATAAGGTCGGGGTGAATACCACGAATAGCACCACCCACTGACTTTGCGCTAATGTTTGAACCGTTATCAAATCCGAAGAATGTCTTAGACCATGAATCGGCTTTCTTCATACGCGCCATAAAGGGTATTCCGTCTATGAGGTCATTGAGTGTGCGCATGTGGTGGATAGATTGGTGCAGACTGTGGCTGATAAGAACCGCTTTACATTTTGGATTGAACGCTACTTTCCATAAAAGATAACATAAGAACAGGGTTGATTTGCCGTGGTCCCGCGCCGCCTTTACACAGTATCGTCGTTGCGATTCAAGATTGCTAAACCACTCTTCATGATGATGAGATAATTGAAAGCCAAGAATATCTTCAAAGAAGAACTTAAAATCGCGCTTTGCGACTTCGTAGTCAATTTCTTCAACGGTATTAAGGCTCAAGCCCTCCATCGGCTAATCACCCTCACCTGTATTTCAGTATAGTGAGAGCATCCCAAGCGGTGTTCATCGCGTCTTCACTGAAATTCGCCAAGAAAGGTTTTTCTTCATCCTCTTCTTCCTCGTCATCTGTGTCAGTGCGTCTATTGAAATCTTCTTGTTGAGGGTCTATCTCATCAGCAGGTCCTTCTTGTTCTTCAACAGCCGGACCTTCTTGAGCCGGACCTTCTTGTTCTTCAACAGCAGGTCCTTCATCAGCAGTTCTGTCTTGTCGCTCTTCTTGTGCTTGTTTCCATCCGCGTCGCCCCATGTGTTGTTCCATTTGGTCATCGTGGTGTGCCATAGTTCTGCCCCCTGCTATTCCTTGTATTTTCGCGCGCATTCTCTTTCGTTGCTCGGCAGGGTTATCACCCCATGCTTCTGTATCTTCGGGGTCAAAGTTCAATGAACGCTGTGCATCAATACGCTTTTTACTTCTTCCAACTTTACTTGGTTTGCCTTCAAACGCGTAATTATCGTAATTAGATTCGGGTGTTTTGTCTTCTTGAGCCGCTTCAACAGCCTCCGGTTTAGCACCTTCTTCAACTGCATCAGCAGGTGAAGGTAGTGGTGTAACCGCAGGGACTTCCGGTTCTTCAACAGCAGGACCTTCTTGAGCATCAGCCTCCGGTGCTTCGGGTAATAATGACTCATCAGCAGGGCCTTCTTGCTCTTCTGTTGAATCTTCTTCTGTTGAATCTTCTTCTGTTGAATCTTGTTCTTGTTCTGTTGCCGCAGGTGCGGGTGCTTCTTCTCCACCACGCTGTCCGATTTGCTTGACTCTTTCACGGAAACTCATCTTAGAGTTCCCATCATTGAGTTTATCCGCAATACCTCGTTGATTTTCTTCCATACTCGCCAACTCTTGTTGCTGTTCTTCATCTCCGCCTGCATGCATAGTATTCTTAAATCGGCGAATATCATCTTGTGATTGACGCTGTTGACCTTCGTTAGAAATGCGACCGCGTTTTGCATGGCGGTTCTCCGCCCATGCTTGACCGCCGTGTTTACCCATCTCTTTCAATCCGCGTCCTGCTTCGCCCATTCTGCCTAACATGCCGGGTTTTGCTTCGCCGTCTGCGTCGCGCCCCATTCTGTCTCTCATGAAATCTCTCGCTCCGCCGAGTGCTTTCACACCAGCGTCTCTTGCTTTGCCTGCGCCTGCCATAGCACCACGGCCTGCGGCCATAGCGCCTTTACCTGCTAATCCTGCGCCTGCCATTCCTGCGCCTGCCGCCATTCCTGCGCCTGCTAAAGCGCCTTTACCTGCCGCCATAGCGCCACGACCTGCTATATCTGCACCTGCCGCTATTCCGCGACCTGCCGCTTTTGCACCTGCACCTGCGTATTCACCTGCGGTGACAGGTTTCCCGGCATTTGCGCGGTCTTGTAAGTTTTGAGTTTTACGGTCATTAACAATTTGTCTGCGATTTGCTTTTCCTTCACGGTCCATATCGCGACCACTTGTAGCGCGGTATTTTTGAGAATTGTCCATAATAGCACCGCGACCCATATTACCACCGAATGAAGTTGCTCCGCCTGTTGCCGCGAGGTTTTGAGTTGGTTGTTGTTGAAATTGCTGTTGCTGAGGTTGCTGTTGCTGTTGTTGCTGTTGTTGCTCTTGAAATTGCTGTTGCTGAGGTTCCATTTCTTTAAGAATGATGTCGGGATGAGTGCCATTAACATTTGACATTGCCTTTAGAATAGGCGCGTAGCCTGTGTCTGCATCATTGAATAGAACATAGTTTGCTTCTTGCAAAGTATGACCTTTCTTGAACATATAATCCATTGTTCCAACTACTACGCCATCGCGTATCATGCTACTGTTCCATTCTAACTCGTCTTCAATTTTCATAGTAAAACCTCCGCGCACGACGCTTTGATGATGTTAACCACATCACGCCTTACTTGAAAGTGTTTCGCTATTTTACTCCAATCGCCGACGCTCATAGCGATTGCGCAAACATCGGTTGGTTGAAGGTCTAATTCCTTCGCTAAATATGACATATGGTTACGGTTCTTAGGATTGAGATTTGTCCGAGACACCGATTTCATGATGCTTGCATCCGCCCAATTATCATGCATTTGAACGCGTTCCATGACGGTAGCGATAGCGCCCATTGGGTCGTCCTCGGAATACTTGAATTGATTAGGGTCAAATTGAGGAGTGAACGCAGGGAATGGAGAGAAACCTCCACCTGCTTCACCCGTTGCGCGCGCAGACACAGTTCCACCTTCTTCTGCGTAAGGGTCATCAAACGAAGGTCTTTGAGTTGTAGGTTGGTCTAACGGTTTGCCACCACCTTCACCACCACCACCACCGTCGGGGTGTGGTAGTTGTGAATTGGCCGCACCTGCTCCCTCATCCATATTGATATGTGGAGGAACAGTGTCGTAATAGTGAGAAGTGTCGGAGTCAATGTTGTTATGCATCTCATGTCCACCCGGCGCAAGTCCTAAATCATCAAAATCCAACACCTGCCCGTCTCTATTTTCAACCGCGAACTTTTTCCATCCTTGAACAAGACTTGCAGGTGCAGGTGCAGAACCAAGAGCAGACGAAACATCCATTTTCAATTCTTGCGCGGTCTTTAACATAGCCATAAGCCGGATAGCACCATCCGTTCTTCCTCTATCCATCCCTTCAATTCTCTTAGCGAATTGACTTTTATGGTCATGGTATAGTTTAGCGGTGTCGGGGTTGTCAAGTTCCATATGGCCGCTTATGGCAGTAAGAAGATTATTGAATTGAGTAGGCGAACCTGCTTTACCCCTCCCCATCATCATTTGAGCAATAGGAACGCGCGCCATCTGTTGAGCCAACCTTTCATTAACACCCTCAGCCATTAAATCAGCAATGACATTCTTAGGTGGCGCGCCTGCTCCGGTATGAGGTATGAAGAAACGAGGATAAGTGTCTGCAATCGTAGCGACAATATCAGCAGGACCTATTTTTCCGTAAAAAGCCTTTTCGCGGCGCTTGTTAGAGTGAAATTCGGGGTATTTTTGGTTGTTAGGGTGAGTTGGGTCTTGCTCGTTTGAGTTATAACGACGAAGAAGCCCTTTCATCTCTCCGTCTTCATCGGGTGCGCGAACAATATGCTGAGGTTCAAACACATTTGATTTAGAACCTAACTCACTCTCAAAACCTAACTCCGCAATGTCTTCTTGAAACTCCTTATGGTCGTGAAATGACGCGGCTTCTAAAGAACGACCCGCCGTTGGGTGAGCCGCGTTGTTAGCGTGAAGATTTATTTGCTCACCCTTGTGATTTCTTACTTTTCTTCGCGAAGTTGGCACTCTTCGTGCTTCATGGTCGCCATAATTGTTATTCATGTAGTCGGGGTGCAACTCTTCGTTTTCATCAAACGGTATTGCCATAATGTTTCTATCATCACCATGTTTTCTTTTGATATTATTGAACTTCATAGCAGACGCATTGAATCTTTTCTTTGAAAAACTCAACGCTTTATCTTCGGGATAGCCTTGTTTAACAAGTTCATCGGCGAAAAACATAGCCGCGGCCATTTTAGGCCAATGGCGCATATGATTGGGGATTTCTGCGTGAGGTTCGTTTGTTTTATGGTCTATGTGAAAGTGAGACATCTCTTTATGTGGTGAATCGGGACCCGGAAACGACATACGAACCATAGTTCCGTCTTTCAATTGCTTGAAAACACCCTTACCCTTGAGAATAATGTCACTGTTGAGCATCACAGTCCACCCCTGCGCGCATAGAGTCCATAAGCATGTGCGCCCCACATCGTAGGGTCGTCATCGGGGTCTGTTTCAGTAGCACCTGTTGGTGCAGAAGTCAAACGAGGCCCCGCATTTGGTGAAGGCCCATCCGTTGCTTCCATCTTTCTTGTCATCCCACGAAGCAACTTTTCAAGTTTAGCAAGGATTCTTCGGTATTCAAGTCTGTTAGCATTAGTCATGCGCGACTTTGAAGACTTCTTAAGATACTCAAGCGATGCAAGAATAGCCGATGAGTCAAACATTGAAGCCCCACCGGAGGCTAAGTCGTGGTCCTTTGTGTGACCTGCACCCATTGGAGTGTCCGGTTTGCGAGGAACATGTGGGGTTTTAGGCCCAACCATGTTATCTATGTGTTTCGGAGAGCCGCGTATCGCATGTGGCACTCTTGATTGTGTAGTAGTGGTAGGAATAGAAGGTGTGACGGGTTGAGTAGGCATAACTTGACGCTGTTCGTTCTTTAACGCCTCGGCTTCTTTCTGTCTTGGGTCGTCATAAGAGGTTTTTGGACGACTGCGACCCGAAGATTGCGTCAAATAGTTGGAATATGCCGCACTTCCGCGACTATATGCAGGTGAGAGTTGAACAGCGCGCGCTCCCGCCATATTAGAGGTTACATTTCCGGGGGTTCGCCCTTCTCCCGACTTTAGCCGATTTCCTGCCTTTTTTTTGCGTTTATTCTTCTCAGTTTCAAGAGTTTTAGTTCCTCTTTTCTTACGACCCTTTGCCGCGCGTTGTCTTGCGCGAACTGTGTCAATAGTAGTTGTTTTTTGAGGCTTGTCTGTGTCGTGTTTTGGCTCGTGCGGCTTGTCTTTTTTTTTAATGGAGTCAAAAGCCACATCCATTGGTTCGCCTGTCATTACACCCATACCTTGACCGTTAGCACGAGGGTTTGCACCATCAATTGCGTCCGCTTGACCCATTTGACCGACTTGACCGGCCTCTTCTTGAGGTCGCTCTTCGTCTTCTGTGTTCTGCTGAGGTATTTTGATTTTGAGATGTTGAATACCTTGTAATAAACGAGCGCGACCCTCTTGCTCTTGTTGCTTTTTAGCGTCATGCTTGGCTCGCTCATCCGAATCCTCACGACCTACGGAAGAATCCTCTTGAATCTCCTCCGGGCTTTCGCGAGGATTGAACCTAAGTCCCGATGTGCTACCGCGTTCGCCTCCCATTAGCACACACCACCACTTAATGATTCAAAAGACCTTTGTAAAATACTTGGTATGTTATAATAGAATAAACATACCTCCTCGTTGTCCTTGAATGCTGACGCGTATGCGCTAAAGATGACATGAACAGCCGTTAATTGGTGCGCAAGGATGCATTTTGCATGCACAAACTCCTCACCGTCGTCAACAGTCATGATTTTGAATTGAGTTTCAACATCGCGAAGGATTCCTCTATGAGTATGGTATTCTGCATAGATGTGAGGAGCCATATTACTCACAGCATGATGCCAACGGTCTATGACAAGGTGTGTTAATTTGAAAAAGCGAAAGTATTCTTCGGGTTCAAGCCCGCGACTCAACAATAATAAGCCATTATCGGGCATATCATCACACTGAATGAATGGAACATAGACTGCTTTCTCATTCATCGCCTTCACCCATCAATTTTGTCCTTAACTTCCTCCAAACATCGGGTGATTCTTTTGCTAACTCAACCTTGAGTATGTTAATTGTTTGAGCGTTGATATTTTCAGTAATGTTACCAGCGGCGCGGTCTTGAATCTTCATCATCATAGTGACAGTATCACGAACTTCTTTGTGAAGAGCGACGATATTTCGCACATATTGAGGGTCATTCCGGTCCGCGTCGTCAAGAAAGAACGATAATTCACCATTGAGGCGCGATAAGTTCCCGCGTATAGATTGCATCTCGTTACCTGCTGTTATAGCGATAATATCAGCCGCGCCTTTCTGCACTACGGGTTTGAGATGGTATTTGAGATGGTGGTAAACATTAGATTCTGCCATGTCCACATCGGCGGCAATGTCTTCTGTGGTCATAGAAGCGTTGTAATATGCTAATTCAAGAGATTCTCGCTTCAAAGATGTGCAAAGTAGGCATTCGCTGTTAGAACCCATGTGATATTCCCCCATATGATTACGAAAGTGCCTATCAGCAGTCCCTTCGCGCCAATCTTTGTCTTTATCTAATTGTTTTGCGATAACGATGCCGTCAGTCATCAATTGTTCTAATCCATCGCGTTCGTCATCTTGACATAAAGGGCAAGATGCGCGGGTAACTCTCTCCGACACAAACCAACGCATGACGAAACACTTGAAAACGATTGCGTATGTGGGAAGTTTATGCGACCTCTTAAGAAAACACCGAGAGTTGTGGGTATTCCTATCAATAAAACAGCCGCAATCAGTCTTGGGAGAGGCGTTAAGGACTCTTTACTCAAAAATAAAGTGAATAGTGAAGAAAGAAATAGAAGATTGAAGATTTGTCACTCTTGTGAACACTTTAGCGCACCAAGATGCACTCTATGCGGGTGTTTTATGAATTTTAAGACCACTTTGGCATCAAGTCAATGCCCTGTTGGTAAATGGTCACTCGCCATGAGTGAACTTGCGATAGACCACTCCGGTGAAAGTGAAACAAAGGAATAGCGCGGCGAGTAAGTAAGTCAAACTGCTTTGGTCCATATTCTGTCCGCTAAACACTATGATGACAAAGCATCCAAGTGTTAGGCTGATAAGTTGAACCATAATCATATCAACGATAACAGACTTGCGTATATTACTAAAATCACTAATAGCGTTGTATAAACTACCCGACCAATCTCCACTTTGCATATTATCGTCCTCCTGTTGCCATGCCGCGCACTAACGAACCAAGTCCGCCGCCCACGCTTTGAATCATACCGGGGTCAGCCATAGCCGTGTCCAGCATACCTTGCATACTGCCTTGATTAGCCATAGCGACCATTTGTTGAATCTGCATGGTCTGTTGTTGGACTACATTTGATGCTGAGTTTTGTAACTGACTCATATTCATAGTGATGCTGTCAGCAGTAGGCATCCCTTGAACTGCACTGAAATCAAACTTCATAGCGTCTCCATCTTCTTTGATAGTGCAATTAGCAAGCATTTGGTTAACTGATACCGCTACAATACTGCTTATCAGTGAAATAATGGTTTGTAGGTTGTTATCTGTT